GCCATCTTTATTTTTCTTCCAACCGGCAGGTGCGTCCATACGCATCTTAATCATGTCTTCCTTAGAGAAGATCTGTGCCCTGCTGTCAAATATAGATGAGAGCTTGCCCTTAAGTTTTCCAACTACGCTGTCTGGTAGAAGTGCCTTGTACTCCTGAGCGTTACTTGATTCAACAGGATAGATGCCGTCTGGAAGATTTGGATCACCCTTAACTTGAACAAGTCCACGCTTGCCATCAACGCCAATAAACTTTCCATTGATAGGAACATTGTTTCCATCGATGTTAATCTTGAAACCAATACCACGGCCCATTTCAATCCAGCGACCTAAACGGTCACGCCATTGTAGATTAGCACGCGCGCTACGAGCAGCAGATGAATTGCCGGAGCCAAAGCTAAATGCAGCAGTAAGAGCTGATAGATAGATCTCGCGAGGAACTCCTCCTGCGACAAGAACTTGTAAAGACGCAATTGCATGTGAGTACTCTGTTGAACTTCTGTCATAGAAGTATGCTGCTGCGACAATCTCTCTTGCTTCATCGTCAATGCGTGGGTCTGCTGCAATCCAGCGAGAACGAGCATGACGCAAGGCTGAGGCTGTCATCACATTAGAGCGAGATGATAGAGGGTGTCCTACTGGGAGTAGATCTCTATATGATACCTGTGAGTCAGTTGATATCTCTCCGGTGCATGCAAGACTAATAAAGGATGAAACTTCCTTATAGGCAACAAACTGACGAGTCTTTGTCTCTAGGCTTGCTGTCTTTGCTAGTGAGCGCTCTGCAACTAAAAACACAGCCTGTTGAGAAACGCGACGCTCTGCAGGTACCTTTGCATTTTCAATTGCCGCAAGATTGCGTAGCGACTGACGAAACGACACCTTGTTACCACGAACGTTTGCCTTAGGAACAACTTTAACCTTTTCTCTGTGTGAGATAAGTTCGTTAATTAGCTCGTACATCTACTCGGTCTCCTTAACTGGCAAAAGGTCTGCGTCCTTTGACCCGTAGAGTGCAGACGCAAGAACTGCTGCTCGATCAAATGGAGACTCGTTGTCGCGTATGGCACGTAGCCAGGTTGCACGTAGCGCTGGAACAATTTCATAACCTTGACCAGATAGTTCCGCCATCGCAAGGATTGCATGCTCTGGTGAGTGATAATCTTCTTCATTCTGTAATTCAACGTATAGCTCCTGGCTAGCATAGAGCGACGCGATAATTGAGGCATCGCCTTTACTTGAGCGTGGGTGCTTTGCTGGCAGTAAATCATTGTCCTGCTTGTAATTTGCATTTGCAGGACGACCGCTCTTTAACAAACGTAGGAACGCATTAACGCGAGCAAACGCCCAGCCGTCTCTTGTCATTCCTGGACGATGTGAACTTGAAAATGCACCAGCGCCACGACGATACACTGCCTTAAGCATTCCAAGAGTTGCCTTACGACCTTCAGGCGCTTTCTCGTTGTGCTTCTTTACCTTCTCACGAAGCGTTGCTTCTGTTCGAGCGCTAAACACGATTTTCTTTCCACCCTTAGCAGATCCCTTAGGATTTCTCTTTGAGCCGTAGATGCGATCTTTCTTTGGAGCAGGACGAGACGCAGCAGCTGTAATCTGACTGTCTTCAACTTGAACAACACCATCAGGGATAACCGCAAAACGGCACTTGCCGTCGTCTTCAATTGGCTGTGCAATAATCTTGCAAACTCCAGGACCTTCGTAAAGAACACAGTTGATGCACTTAACACCAATTTCCTTATATTCGTTTTCTGCGGCAGGCGTGTATCCTGCCCAGATACCTGTTCGGTCCTCGTTAAACTTTCCATGCTCTTCAGCAATCTCTAAAAGTGCCTTAGCAAGATCTTGTTCTTCAGCAACAATGATTCCTGCAGATGTAAGTGAGTCTGCAAAATCCTTTGGTACGCAGTTGGGAACCATGTTCCCGTTCTTACCTTTCTTCATACCAACTTGCTTATACCCGTCCCAGCAAGGACCTTTACCATCTGCTGTTATTGGCGTGTATGAAGCAACAAGATCAACTGGCTCAAAGGACATTACTGTTACACCTCAGTAGTTGGAGTTGGCTCTGGTGTCTCTGTTGGCGTCTCTGTCTCCGCTGCTTCTGTTGCAATTTGCTGTGGTCCCTTAAGAAGTCGTTCAACCTCTGGCGGAATTGGCGCAAGTGATGTTGCCTGTGATGCAAGACGAGTTGCCTTCATAACGTCAGGAGCAACTGCTGCAAGCATTGCCTCTGTGAGCTCAGGTGTGATTGCACCCTTCTCTCTAAGCAGACGTAGCGCAACCTCTGTAGGAGTTGGGCCGTCCTGCTCTGTAAATCCGTGTGATCTGCGCCATGCATCTCCAGAGATAACTCCCCGGTCAAATCCAGCATCTGCGTCGGCTGCGCGGTCATTGCGCGTAGCCACCTGTGATGGGTCATACCATACGCAGATGCGTTCTACCTGAGCTGGGTCGAACCCATTTGCAATCAGGTAAGGACGCAGATAAACAACTGTAATAGCGTCTGCAATCAGAAGCATTAACGGTTCGATATGTGCTTTGTATAGTGACTCATCAATTTGAAGAGCATTGGAATACTTAACGTTTGCAAGACCTGTAACGATGTCCTTTGGGACATCAAGGCCTTGTAGAATTCTTTCTAGAACACGATCTGCACGTTGTGCAAGCGCTGGGTCAAACGAGCGCTCAAACTTGAATTGCTTAATCTTGTCGCCAAGTTCTGCTGGACCACGAATAATAAGTGGAACAACCGCAGATGCTGAATCCTCGTCACGAATAGGCGTTGTCATCGCATCCATAAGTTGATCCTCGAACTCGTCAGCCGCCTCCTCAGGAGTATAGGCTTGATTCATTGAGTCATCATCATCATACGGATAGTCAGGATCTGGTGAACCTGCAACAGAAAGCCCGTCCGGAAGATACAAGGCGCCAGCATTTAGACGTGAGCGCGCTGTAGCACGGAACGTTCTGTTGAGGAGAAGTAGTTCTGAGCAAAGATCTAACAAGCCACGTAAGCTTGAGTCTGCTTCATCAGAGTAGCGTGGGTGCGCTCGCCAGATGCGACCGATAAACGCATTGTTTGGAAGTATAATTTGACCAGGTTGTTTTTGTCCTGTGTAGGAACCTGTTTCACGTCGAGGAATAATTGTGTACGCGCCCTTTTGGTCAATCTGAATCTCATCAACTGAACGGATATCCCATGTCTCAGGAAGTCCTTGACCTTGACGCTCTGGAATTTGAACAAGGTAGCACTCGCCAGCTACTGCAAGGTTGAGTGCTGCATCACGGAGAAGGCCAGCTTGTCCGCCATACGCTGAGTCAAGACGCACGATTGCACGCTCTGCCGCTGAGGCAAGACGCTCATCAATGAGAGGACTGTTGCGAACTGGAAGTGGAGGCTCTGCAGGATTATCAATTACTGCCGCAAAGATACGAATACGAGATATTACCGAGCCAACTAGACTGAAGGCATATTTAATTTCACCGATTGCGTCGTAGTATTCCCACGCCTCAGACTGCCAGGCATTTGATCCTGATGTTCTGCGACTACGGAATTGCTCGGCCTCGCCTTTGTCATTAAGACGAAGTTGAGATGCTGCTGCAGTAAGTCCACGAGGAGCTGAGTATGCGACAGGTGATGCAAAACCAGGAATGGTTGCTATCGAGCTAAGGGAAAGAGCAGGTGAGTTAATTGCACGACGAGTAGCTGCAGCCGACCTAGGGCGCTGTGATCTGTTGCCGTTTGAGTCACGGCTAAATACTGCCACTTATTACTCCTCGTCCTTGTTAACGGAACAGCTGGGCATTACTTTTCCAGCCACGCGGTTATTACTCCTGCGGCTGCTGATAGCGCAAAAACAGCGCACACGGCAATCGTAGGTATAGGTACTATAATATAGGAAACTATAACTAGTGATGAGATCCAAAATGACACACACCAGTAGCAAGTAAGGAGGTAACCGATACCTCCATCGGCTGGCTTATACTTCTTCCAGACCTTCTTGCGGAACTTATCAAGAACTGTGTCCTCGATGATAAGACGGCTAGCGCGGTAGACTGCAAGTGCTAATATGATGAAATTACCAAAGGCGATTTCCATAGTTTATTCCTTTCATTCGGTTGGATCTTGGTCTGAGTACACGTGGCGATACGGATTCCACGAGCGTAAACGCGAACCGCAACCGCAGTTCTCGTCCTTCTTGTAGGCGAGCATCTTGCCCGTCTCGGTAAGGATATATGAATCCTCGGTTCTAACATTTGACTTGTGATGTTCGGTGTACCGTTCACGGAAGATAATCATTGGCCCTTCATTTCCGTCAACCGCAACCATTACCGCCTCGTCGGTCACAACGATACGAGCTTTTGTTACCTGATAGGCACCAACGGTAATTGGCGCGGAGTGTAGGTCCTGTAGCGTAGGAACGAGGTCTGGCTGGGCAACTCCAACAAACGCGGGAAACACATCGTGAACAATCTTCATTTGCCCAACCTTCTTGCCATTGCGCGATATGTGACGCCTGCCGCCTCGGCAAGCTCGCGAACTGGGACGTTTGACTCGTAAAGACGAGTGCAGATAGCTGTAAGTTCTTCATTGGCAGCTGCCTGCGGAGAGAAGCCTGTCATCTTTGAACGGTAGCGACGAGCCAGCGGAGACAACTGCTCGATACGTGCGCGTTCTGCTTCACTTATTCCTGGAGAGACTGGGCGTCGTGATACGTAACCGCGAGGTCCTGTCTTAAGCTTAGGTAGAGGAACTGGTACATCAAGAGGAGAGTACTCGTGTTTACGGGTAACCCAAAACTTAACCGTAGAACGTCTACGCGGAGGATTACAGGCGTTACCTATACTTTGAAGAGGCCAACCTGCCTCGAACAACTGTCCTACGCGGGTGTAGAACTCCTTGTGAAATAAAGTAGAAAGAAGCTGAACCTCAGACGCTGGTAGCTCCTGCTTACGTGCGGGACGACGCTTCTCTTCCATAACGTACACGATAACATGTTGTGTACACTAGCGAACTTTAAAAACACCGCCGGTTCTATCGCTTGGAATCTTGCGACCTGCCATTGAGCGCGCGGTGATCTTTCCACCAACGAAACCAGCAGGAGGTTTAATGAGGAGCGCGGTTAATGCGTGTACTAAAGCGTCAACGCGGTCTGGAGACTTACCTTCACCAGGAATCCACGAGATCATCTGTGACTCAAGGTCTGCGAGATATCCAACGTGGTGAACACGACCTTGCTCATACGCGAGCGTAATTGGCTCTGCGCGTAAAGCCTTGCCATACTTGGAGTGAACTTCTAAAACCTTAATGCTTGGATCAATGGTGTTAATCGCGTTGCGAACGAGCGCACCGCCTTGGTTAACTTCCGCGACCACAGGGCAACCCCACTTGCGCGCCATTTGAACTACCTTGTTTGCCCACACGTCAGGAGAGCCGTGAACAGTTGCGTCTTCTAATACCCAAGAGTTGCGCTTATACAAATCGCGCTCGCCAGTTGACGCACAAACTACAATTCCACACTCGTCACGAGGATTCTCTGCAACCGATGGGTCAACGGCAACAACGCGCAACGGTGTTCCCATTGGTAGCTGCGATTCACGACCACGGTCAATAAGATCTGGCGTCCAGAGCGCACCTTCTACGTCCGAGAGCATCTCGCCGTATAGTTCCTGCTGCGCTAGTCGAGTTCCTTCATACACGCCCTTGATGGCGTCTAGATACGCGTTAGAAAGGTTTCCCTGGTTATCCATAGTTGAACCACGGGTAATGATAACCTTTCCAGTTTTTTCAGCCTCGGCCATCAACGCATAAAGAAGAGGAACTCTCGTTGGAGTTGTTGTAACAACGATCTTAGGATTAGATCCAAGACGAGTACCAACACGTAGGTTATCAAACGCGGTCATACCTGCGGCGTCGGGAGTTTGACGCCAGGCAGCAACCTCATCACCCCAGGCATGTGTAAATTGCGGACCACGAAGTGAATCCGGCTCATCTGCGGTGAAGCAAGTAGCTGTGTTTCCATTGGGCCAAGTCAAACGTCTCTTTGACGGTTCATACAGCGGGCGCTCACTTGGAGGTGTCACGTTGATGATTCCTGATTCACCTTCAACGATAACGTCGCGAACGTCAGCGGCAGTACGAGCAACAAGCGCAAAACGTATTTGCCCCTTGTTCGTGTACTTTGCTTCTTCTCTTATCCACTCTGCGGCGGTGCGAGTCTTTCCAGCACCGCGACCTGCAAGATAGAGCCAGATATTCCAGTCATCGCCTTCAGGGCGTTGCTGCTCGGGACGACCCCAAAACGACCAGTCCCACTGTAAGCGCTCAGGATCAAATCCTTGAAGCGCCATAGCCTTTTGCTCGGGAGATAGTTTGGCGATTCTTTCTGCCATTGACTCTGCCATGTTACTACCTTATTCTGTAGGACGAAGGTTGATGCGATTTTCTTCTAGGATTGGAGTGTACGCCTTTGACGCACCTGAAACGGGAGCCTTGTATCCGTAACGTGCAAGACGAAAACGAAGAGCGCCGTGCGTAACACCAAGACGCTTTGCAAGACGGTACAGAGTCACACCCTCAACGGTGTGAGCGTAGTTAACCAACCAGGTGTATTCCTCAGCCTCCTTGCGGTAAGCCTTTCCATATGAACGTACCTGTTGCGCATATGGTTGAAGCTCAAGTAGGCGCTTTAGCGTTTCCTCGGATGGTTCAACAAACTGCGGTGAAGATTTCTCAACGATCCTTGGCGGCTCAGGGATTGGATACCCATTTGCGGCGACACGAATTGCCTCACTCATTGGGACGGCAACTGCAATCTGACGAATACGCTCACGGGTGACGCCGACGGCAATGCCAATTGAGTCAAGTGTCCAACCGCGCTCGCGAAGTGCCTTTATGTAGGCGTAGCGCTCAAGCTCGTTACTCGTGGTTCGAGCGGAGAGCGAGGTGAAGGTGTCAAGTACCTCCTGTGGAAGAACGTGACCTTGCTTAGTATGTTTTGTCATGTGTATATTATAACATGTTATCGTGCGCTCTAAAGCCAGGGCGGAATACTTGTGTACTGACGAGTAATAAATAGTACGTTAAGGCTAATTGCCTTGGGCGTGAGAGACCGAGGTAGTATGTGGGAGAAGTCTCTCCAAGTGTCTCCAACATTTTTTTCTGTGAAAGATTTTTCTACCGAGAAGTAGAAAAAAGACAGCAGGCACCTGCCTGTGCCTGTCCTTAGTAAGTTTTTATGAGAAAAAGGCTATAAAGTACTACAGGTAAATAATGCATAGATATGCCTGTCTATGCTGTCTATAAGTAGTTTAGATTTATTTCTTATAGTTGTAGTGTCTATGTCTTGTGTGTAGACAAGTAGAGCTAGCAAGCTAGAGGCTAGCAGCTAGCAGACAAAACATCTGAGTGGAAGTTAGAATACTTACGAGTAACGAGCAAACCTGCCAGCCTTTGTGTTGCGAGCTAGCCTACAGGCTAGGCGTCTATAGTTATAGAAATAGAAAGAGACCTGACATATAGCCAGGCCTCTTACTATTATTAACTGTTATTCTGGGACAACGACCACTACGTTTGGGTCGCCCTTGAAGATACGCTTAAAGGTATCAGCGTCCATGACGCCTGTTGCCTCTAGCTTATTATCTCCCTGGTATTGCCTTACGGATTCCTTGGTTAGGTCACCGTACCAGCCGTCA